TTCGCGCCCTGAGAGGGTTCTAATCAAAGGTGTAGGGCGTGGAGTTGTGGTTACAACGATTCTTGGTTTTTTTCCTAAGCGCAATCCAAACTGTAATTGATGCCAGGCATCTTCATAACGATAAGCGGCTAACTCATCACACCAAGCGCCATGGTGCTGGGGTCCACGGAATCTGTCGGGTTGGTCTGCGGAGAATAATTTTATTTTGCTTCCATTAATAAGTTCTATCTCGCCATTACTGCGGTTGTAATGTGAAAGTGCGTGATAACGATTTAAGATATTAATAATTCCTGATTCACCTTCAGCGCAGGTATCTCTCGCATCTGAGAATGTAGGAGCAACGATTGCCCATCTTGTTTCAGGGTTTTCTATCGCTTCCCATGCCAACCATTCGGCGGCTGTTCTTGTTTTACCTGCACCACGACCTGCAAGATAGAGCCAAATGTTCCACTCACTGTTTGGCGGTAACTGCTCTTTTCTTGCGAGTCTTTGCCAAATTATTCGGCTTGCTCGTATCTTGGAGTTCAGGGAGGGTTGTAATGTCGGCGGTAATTCCTTCAATGTAGTCAATAATTCGGGCGATTTGGATAACTTCTGCATCAAGGCTTCCATGTCCGTCATAGTTCACCACCTCCGCTTGCACCTTCTTAGGCGCATCTAGTCCTAGAAAATCTGCTCTCTTTTGCATAATGCGTAACACCATGTCTGCACTGCGCACATTACCTTGTAACGCTGATTGCCAGTAAACAGATGTCATCTCATCTAGGCGGTCTAAATCAGCCTGTAGATAATCCTCTGCGTTTAATACTTCTACGCGCTTGAGGGCTCTGCGATATGCCTTCTGCGCTCCTGCAATGGTTTCGTATCCAAGTTCTTGCGCAATGCTGGCAAATGTCATTCCATGCTGATGGCGTAGTTCAAGCGCACGGTTCTCACGCTTTAGTTGTGCTAAGCCATCTTTTTCCAACATGTTGTACAAATTATCTCATAAATTATATTTGCACAAATTAAGACTAAATTTAGTGTTAAATGAATTACGCTTTAGAGGCGTAGCAGTTGCAGTTACTCCCTGGGGCAATGATTGTCATACAACGAGAGTAATGCTCAACAGTAATTTTAGGTTCTTCTTTTTTTGGCGCGGCTTTCTTCTTTGGTAATTCTTCATTGACCTTAGTAACGACTTCCGTGACTATTTGCTTAGCGCTCTTGCGTGGCATCTTTAGGCTCCTTGTAATGATAGGTCATGTAATGTACCTGAAATTCTTTTGAAGGGTCTGTTTTGTCCGATACGCTAAATGTTGGCTGTCCTGTACAAAGAAAGCATCTAAATGTACGCATCAGTCAAAGATTTTCTCTCCTAGTGCCAACGATATGCGGGCATCTAATAAATCATCAATGCTCTTTTGTAATAATTCTTTTTTGCGCCATTCCATGCGATTGCCATACTCATCAACTTTGAGCATGTCGTTGATGTGTTTAATTGCTTCATCAATATCAGCAATCGTTACATCATCGGTTATCGCTAGTGACATGAGCAGATATTAGAGTTTTTTCTTTTTGTCCGCCTCAAGTTCTTCTATAAGCAAATCAATTAGATTCTCTAGTTTGAAAGCCAATGATTCCTTGCCCTTTGCCCGCAACTTTTCAGCCATCAGGTTCAGGGCAAGTCCTACTTCAGGGTCATCTTGAATCATTCGGTATGTCTTTTAGAAAGTCTAGTAACTGGTCCACCCGCACAACATCAAAGCCATCTATGTGATGGTGGTAGTCATTTGCAAACGCCTGTATTTCGCCAATTATTTTTTGGCGCGACTGTAATTCAAGCGAGCGCAACATTACTTGCATTGTTTCTAAATCAGCCATTACGAGCATCACGCTTTGCTTTGTAATTCATTACATCTTCGCGCTTGTAATAAACATTACGACCAGCCTTCTGCACCCACACCAACGACTTGCGGTGTTGTATCTGTCGTAAGTTATTCATCTTGATGCCCAAGATTTCTGCCGCTTCTGCGGCGCTTACTAAGTTTTCTTCTACCATGGTTCAGACCCTCCTATATTTGTTTGTGTTTTGTTTTTTGTAACTTTGGGAACCACACCAATTTCTGATGCACTGATTTCCATTTGCGATTTTTCAACACCGTTTTTGTCTGTGTAAGTATTTAATTTAAGCGAGCCTATGACAATGACTTCATCGCCTTTTTTTAATGTTTGCGCTATTGCCTCTGCGCTCGCACCAAATTTAATTACGCGATACCAATTCGTTTCGCCATCTACCCATTCTCCGTTTTTCTTAGAACGCGGTGTATGTGCTAACGAGAATGACGCTAACGATAAATTATCTGCTCCAACTGTTTTTAATTCGGGGTCGTTACCCAACCGCCCTCTAACTCTTATTTCCATTAGTCACCTTCCATGAGAACACCTGTTGTGCCATCATCTAGTAGTAATACTATTGACCCGTCAGGTCTTTCAAATGGATATTCGTGCGGCTCTCTCCAACTTGGAACGGTCCACCCTTTATCCTCTGCATAAGACGGATTCAAGTGAATACTATCAGTGCGTAAGTTATGACAGCCGTGATGTATGCGAATTAAATTACTTGGCGTGTCTTTACCGCCTCTGCTTCTTAATTTACGGTGATGCAATGCCATAGAAGGTAGAGCGGGCTGACCGCAAACTTCGCAGTAATCGCCCGCTCTTTCTTCAACAATTTTTACTACTTTTTTATCCAATTATTCCTCATCATCTTCAACCCATTCCTCAGGGTCTATATCGGGCGTTACAGGCTCCCAATGATTAGGAAAAATAATAGACATTAGTACCAACCACCTCTCCCGTTTTTATCCGCTCTTGAAAGCCAAGATTGTAATGCTCCGCATGGGGTTTTGTAACGAGATTCTATGTAGGTCAATCCCCATTGAATCTGCCCATGTGGGTTCTTCAAAAACTCATCAATCTGCTTCTTTGTGTTGTGCTTCATGTGCCTTTGAGGAATTCCGTAATCATGCGTGGGTGACTTTGCCTTGTAGTTCCAGGCTGATTCCTTGCCCCAAAGATGGGCCAAACACTGCCATTGCTTTTTTGCACTGGGGAAGCGCTTACTGACCAAGTGTTTTGCGTAATCTTTCGGTTCCATAGAGGCAACGATAAATTGACGCTTTTCTTTTTCGGTCATGACGGGTGCGTGCGCGTGAGATGGCGCAATTGCAAATCCAACCGCAATAGCGGCTACTAAAAGGATTTGCTTGTTAGGGGTAACTTTTAGCCCCTGACTCCTAACGCCTCACATACTTTGCAAAGAGCATCAACCACTTTCCATGCTCCGCACTTACAACGAGATATTTTGTGGTCCATAACTTACCCCTTTCAGGTTATTTTTTGGACATCGTTAGTGTATCGCCAACCCCGCAGGGTTAAGGAAAATTTTACTGTGAAATTTGCCATTTGGTTCTACCAAATTCACAACCCGTTCATGCACGCAGGTTCCATGGTCCATAAATTTGTTATAGGCGTTTACTGCTTCTAGCGCATTATTGTAATGTTTTGCCCATTCCTGGACCCCATCGGTTATGACCATAAGTACATAAGTTGTTCCCATTATTTGCCTCCATGTTATTTGTGTTGTTTTTATTTCTAATGTTTGTTCCATTGTTTTTGCCAACCTTTTATTTTAGGGGTATAAGAAATCTACGCAGAACTGTGACATCTCGCCTATTGGCACTTTGCACTCATTAGGAGTTGTAATATTCATCAACCAGGAAACAATCAACAAGATTGCTAGGGCTACAACAAATCGCCCTCTGCGTGTCAGCCTCCAAGTTTTAGTTGCCTTTGCCATTTGCCGCCTTCTTTCGGTAGTAGTCGTTACTCCAACACCAATCACATTCGGCTATGAATGTATCTTGGTCTTTGTTTAGATGAATAGTAAGTCTGTTGGCGTATCCGCCAAAGGAGCCACACCATATACAGCGTGGTCTATCGTCATAATCGCCTGCTTGGTTCATTGGCGGCTCTTGTAGATTGAAAGGGTCACTGGGTTAAATCCTGCAATCTTGAGAGCATCTTCAACAGCCCACTGCGCTTGTTCGCGTTGCATGCCATTGACCATTGATTTTGCCTTGCCTTCAGGGATTGAAAACTTGTCGTAATCAATCTCTAACTCAATCTTGAACTTCATAGTTTGACCTCTACAGGTATCGTGCAGTCACAAGGAACTACATCGCAACCATCATCATCGTTGTATGAAACATAACCCTTGCCGTAACACATCATGCACTTGAGTATTGGTGTTGTCATTATTTTGCCTCCATTGATATTGAGTTGCATTGTCTGCATTGCCCGTATTGTTTATTTGTTTTTGTATCTATTTTTCTATCTTGATGCGCGGAACACCCTTTTGGACAAATCCATTTAATTGCTGGTCGCGTCATGATTTTGCCTCCACTTCTACTATTTCAATTACTTGTAAGTGACTTCTTTTTGCAAATGCTTTTGCGCTTTCTTCTGCCAACGCTTTTGATATGTGCCAAGTTGCACCAAGGCCAGGATTCGTGGCTGACATATTTTTAAAAATAACAGCATGGGTGTAATTGCGGTTACTGCGTCTTGTAAAATCGTAACCAATAGTTTTAAACATTATGCACACACCCCATCTGCCTGTATGCGGCTGAGCAGTGCTGGGTCATCAACCAAAATAATTGTGTGCTTACCATCTAATGTGTATTTGATGCCTTGCTCTGTAAGATACAAACGCATCTTGAGCATTGCTACTTCTGCGCGGTCTAAATTACCAAAGTATTTAAGGCCAACAACTTTGT